TTAGTTTATTTTGGACTAGAGCAAGAATCAATTTTATCTCTTACGGCATTAATTATCATTGATTATGTAACAGGGATAATGAAAGCAAAAAGAATTGGTGAATCAATTACAAGCAACAAAATGAAATATGGAGTTGCAAGTAAACTTATACTCTTAATAATCCCAATTACAATTGCAATTGGAGCGAAAGGAATCGGAATAGATTTAAGTCAATTGATTTTTATTTCTCTATGGCTGTTGATTTTTTCAGAAATGTATTCAATTTTGGGAAATATTGTTTGTTACACAAAAGGAACTTATTTGCCAGAAATTGACGCAGCTTCAATTATTGCTAAGCATATAAAAGGTTATTTTTTAAGACAAAATGGAGAAGATAAATGATAACAGCAATAACAGCCCTATTTGGCAAATTTAAATATTACATAATCGCAATATTTATTTTACTTTCATTGTATTTTTATATGACATCTTTAAAAACAACGATTGAATTACAAAAGCAAACAATTACTAAAAATGAGATTGATAAACAAAATATCATAGACGGCTACGAACTTACTCTAAAAGTTGAAAAAGAAACATCAGTCCAAAAAGCTATTACACAAGAACAAAAAGAAGTCGTAGTTACAAAATATAAAACCTTAATCAAAGAAGTTGAAAAACGAGGGGAGATAAAACAAGATGAAAAAAGCAGTTTTACTATCGTTACTTTTTAGTTTTATCTTTGTTGGATGCTCAAACAAAGGAGTTCAAATAGTTTTTAAAGAAAAACTTGTTTGTGTTGTGCAACAAAAAATCGAAAGAACTCAACCTGTGCAAATTAGAGTTCACAATGATGATATAGAAGTGGCCAAAGCTTATAAATATGCAATTGATTCAAATATAGAGTTCTATGAAAAGCAAGTTGATAGAAACAATAAGTTCTGTGAAGATATTAAAAAAATAAATGAAAGTGAGGGAAAATAGTATGTTTAGTTTGTTTCAACGGTTTAATACTTTTAATATGTTTGGAAATAATAGAAATAATAAACGAATAATTTTCACAAGTTCAGATAATTTTATAATAATCAGTTCAGATAATTTCATAATAACAGGAAGGGGATAATATGCCAATTGACATAACAAACAAAAACGAAAAAAAGATAAATTTAACAGGTGCTCAAATAGCATCTGCTTTGATAAATAGTCATGAAAATTTAGTAGTTTTAAATGATTTATATAATATTGGTGTGCCAGGAACAATTGGCTTTGGAGTAGGAGCGATTCCCTCTTCTCAAATCCCAACAGGTATGTATCCAATGGAAGGACACTATGACAAAGCTCATTCAAATTATGGAAATGTGATTACTTCAACTGGTTCTATTATGGTTGCAATTCCTAAGTTTTATTACAAAATTATGCCGCCTAGTGTAAATGTATTTCTAATTTCTAACATTCAGTATGATGGATATGTACTAGACAGAATGTTCATTAACGCAAATACCGAACTGGACTATGTCTTAGTAGATAAATTTACTTGTGGAAATGTAAATGGAATATTTACAAGTAAAGCAGGGATTGACCCATGCTCTACTGCTACGCTACATAATCCAATTGGAAATTTAGCAAATACTCCTACTAATACAAATGGTGGATTATATAAAGCTGTTAAAACAAGAGGTGAAAATTACTTTTTAACTTCGATATTTATTTATAGTGCTTTAGCAAGATTAGCAAAAGCACACGCAGATGCTGGAACTATTGCAACTTGTGCATTTAAAGATGTTGCACCATATTTACCTAAGGGATGTAACAATAATGCCCTTAAAGATTCAAATGATGCTTCTGTTGTTTATGAAGCTAGTGGATATAGCAACTGTGGAAAAACAGGAGCTATAACTAACTTTGCAAAAACAACGCACAATGGTCAAGCTTGTGGAGTTGCTGATTTAAATGGAAATATGTATGAAGTTGCAAGTGGATTTATAAGAACTACAGCTTTAGGATTTTTAATATTAAAAGAATCTGTAAATATTGCAGCTATCCAAACAGACTCGGTGACTCTTGGAGCTGGCGGAGCATACGACACAAATCTCTATGATGTAATAGACCTGAGTGATTTAATATCTAATACAGAAGTAGGAACTTGGGTTAAATTTGGAAATGCAGCAGAACAAGTTTTTGGATTTAGTACAGATAGAAATAGTGCAGCATATAAAAGAACATCTCTTAATATGCCATTAGTAAATGGAGTAAGCGTAAATGGTACAACGGAATTCGGTACAGATGGTTTATATAAATTTTTAAGAGATGGCTTGGCTTGCTTGGTCGGGTTTAGTTGGGGTAATGGGTCGAATGCGGGTGTGTTCGCTTCGAGTTTGAGCAATGCTCGGTCGTTCTCTTACGATTATGCGAGTGGTCGTGCCTCTTACAATGTGAAGATGTCATAGTGAACGATAGTGAGCGGTATATCTAATGGCAACAAATAGTGAAGCAGTTTTAAATCATAGATATTTTGAAATGATTAAATTATTGAATATATATCTAAATCATTTTCCAAGATATGAAAAGTTTGCATTAGCAAATAATATAAGAATCACTGCATATGAAATATATGATTTAATAACTGAGTGTCAAAAGAGGTACTTTAAAAAGACCTCTTTAACACAACTAGATGTTACCCATGAGAAATTAAGAATGCAAATATATCTAGCAAATGAACTTGGATACTTTTCTTTCAAAGATGGCAAAAAAGATAAAGAAATAGAATCCATGCATAGGTATTTAGCTATTTCAAAACTTGTTGATGAAATAGGAAAAATAATAGGTGCATGGATGAAAAAACTAAAAGAAGATGGAAATTTTAAATGAATAATCTAGGGCAACATAACAATATGTTTAGCTTGGCTTGCTTGGTCGGGCTTAATTGGAGTAATGGGTCGAATACGGGTGTGTTCGCTTCGAATTTGAGCAATGCTCGGTCGAACTCTAACGATAATGCGAGTGGTCGTGACTTTAGTTCTAAACCTGAAACTACAATGGTAGAAACTGGAACTATAGGGATATGTTGCCCTGCTAATAGCGAAATAGAAAATAAATTTAGTCTTTTGAGTAACACAATTGAAAAACAGACTAAAACAAAAAGAATAGGATATTTATTTGAAAAAACATTTACTTTGGAAAATCTTTATGAAGCTTTCTTAATTGCTAGAAAAGGCAAAAGAAAAAAAATAGCTATCTTAAGATTTGAAAAAAACTTAGGAACCGAACTAGAAAAATTACATAATGAGTTGCACGATGGAACTTATGAACCAAGACCATACACACAGTTTAAAGTATATGAACCAAAAGAAAGAGTAATTAATGCTCCTGCATTTAGAGATTTAGTTGTACAGCATGTTATTTATAAAGCAATATACAAAATCTTTGATAGCAGCTTTATAGATGCTTCTTATGCTTGTAGAAAAGGAAAAGGTACCCATAAGGCTAGTATTTATACTCAAGAACAGATGTGTAAATATAATGGAAATCTATACTTTGTAAAACTTGATATTAGGAAGTTTTTCTATTCTATAGATAGAAATATTTTAAAAAAGTTTTTTGAGAAAAAAATAAAAGATAAAAAATTTGTAAATATCATGTTTGAGTTTGCAAAAATGGATACCTTAAAAGGTATTCCAATTGGAAATTTATTATCTCAAATTTATGCTCTTATATATATGAATCCATTGGATCACTATGTTAAAAGAGAATTGAAGACTAAAAGCTATGTTAGATATGTAGATGATTTTGTACTAATTGGATTAACTTTAGATGAAGCAAAAGAATCAAAAAAATTGTGTGAAGAGTTCGTAAAAAATGAACTTGACTTGAACTTGTCACATTGGCACATTCAAAAGATTAAAAGAGGTATTAATTTCGTGGGTTACAGAACTTGGAAAAGAATCAAGTTTGTAAGAAAACATAGTATTTATAAAATGAAAAAAGCAATAAAAAAATTAAAAATTGAATCAATAGTATCTTTAATAGGGCATGCAAAATATACAGCAACGCTGAAATACTATAAAAGATTATTGATTGACTTTAATATTTTAAATTTATTACCAATAGGAGTTAGAAAATGTTTAAGCATGTAAGATTTATCGAAGTAGAAGATGAATACACAAAACTAAGTTTTGTGCAAAAAGATGAAGAAGTAAAAGTTATCAGATTTGATAAACCAATAGCAGTATTAATATCTCAAGATGAAACAAAAATCGATGAACTGATTTCATTACAAGATGAAAGAATCCTTTGTGAAGTTATTACAATTAATGAGTTTAAAGCTTTAGTTGAAACAACTGCACAATATTCAAGAGTGTTAGAATTATCAGCAGAAAGACTTGAAAAAAATATGGAAGTCATTAAAAGGAAATATCCTGAAAGTGAAAGAGCTACATGGCCTAAACAACTTTCCGAAGCTATAAAATGGCTGGAGACAAAAAATGATGATGATGCACCATATTTAAAAATTGTTTCAGACAGAGAAAACGATACCGTTGAAAACTTTGTAAATGCTGTACTAGCAAAAAATGCAGCCTACACAGCGTTTAGTGCAAACGCAAACTCAGACAAGAGATTGTATCAAGCTGAATTATTAAGTGAATGGGGGATCTGATGAACTACGGCGTAATAAATTTAAAAAGAATTGATGAAGATGCACAAATGATTTGTGACTGTATTGGTCATGGAAAATATGAAACTGCAAAAGAGATGATAATAGAAACTGCAATCGCAGAAACTGGGTTAGGTCAAATTGAAGATAAAACAGTTGGTGCAGGTATGGGTGTCACTCAATTTGACCACTTCCCTTTCGAAGATATTAAAAAAAGAAATATGAGATTACAGCCTAAGATATTAAAAGAATTAGGTATTGATATTGCTTTAGTTGAGTGGGATGATTTGAGATACAACCCATTTTTAGCACTGTTATTTACTAGATTGCTTTATTGGTTGAAGGGCGACCCAATTCCTAAAACCATTGAAGAGAGAGCTGCATATTGGAAGCTTCACTATAATACAAAACTTGGAAAAGGTACGATTGCGCATTATTTGGAAATGAATAAGAGATATGGAATCAAGATGAATTAATTTCTTTTGCTGATATTAACTGCAAATAACCTGCAAAATAAAAAAAAGGCAAGAGATAAAAACCTCTTGCCTTCTCGATGTAATAGTGCTTAGAGCTTATTCAGCTACTGATACTTCTACAGGAGTACCTTCCCTTTTTTACTATTTTTATTATACTTCATATAAAGCCCTTAAAATGGATATTTGTTTGATAAAATCGAGCCTCAAAAGCTTTTTTATAATTAATCAATAATACACTTAATCACATTTAAATACATTTGATACTATTATTCACCTGCAAATAACCTGCAAAAAATAAAGGGCTTTTTAATGGCATATGGAATGATTAAAACTGCAAAAACTGGTATATATTACAGACTTACAAAAAACAATGATAAAATATTTTTTATTACATATATGTTAAATGGAAAATTTATAAGGGAAAAAGTAGGCTCACCAGCTGAGGGAATAACGATACAATTTTGTAGTGCATTAAGATCTAAAAGAACTTCAATTGATAGACTCAAAGAAGATGCTCCTATGAATAAAAAAATTATCCCAACTTTCGATGAAGCTTTTGAAATGTACATCAAAAAGATTGAAGGCAAGAGTGATACTATAAATCAAATAAATAGATATAAACTTCATGTAAAGCCAACTTTTGGAAATCATAAACTTGATGATATTACTACTGAAATGTTAGAAGATTTTAAGAGAAAATCAAAGAACTTAATAAGTGCAAAAACTAAAAGGCCTTATTCACCAAAAACATTAAACGATTGGTTAGATATTATTAGTACAGTTTATAACTATATGAAAACTAATCAAGACTTAGATATTAAAAATCCTGCACATAATGCAAAACTTCAAAGAGAAAAGGTTGATAATGATAGAGAAAGATATTTAGATTTAGATGAGATTCAAAAGCTATGGGAATCAATAGAGAATAGAAAAGGTGATGAAGAGGTAACATATAGATTAAAGCTCTTTGTTGCTTTGTCTTTAAGTACAGGTGCTAGACTTAGAAGTGTAATGACAATTTCCAAAGCAGATATAAACTTGCAGCAAGATACTATTATTATCAAAAATCATAAATCTAATAGAACATACACGGGTTTTTTACATCAAAATTGGAAAAAATTAATTGAAGATAGAATGAAAAAATTAAGGCCCGTTGATTATATAGTTAGTGGAACACCAAGTGAGATTGTACGGTCTGTAATTGGTAGAAATTTACAGCCATTATTAGAACAGTTTAATGATGGCATTGATGAAGCTGATACAAAAAGAAGAGTAGTAATACATAGTTTAAGGCATACCTTTGCAAGTTTACTTGCGATTCAAGGAACGCCTATTTATACCATTATGAGGTTGATGGACCATGCAGATATAAGCCAAACTATCAGATATGCCAAATTGAGCCCTGATAGTGCAAAGGATAGTGTAAAACAGATAGGTTTTAAATAGTTTTAGCCTCGTTTTCAATAATCTGTTTTGCTATTGCAATAACAGAATAGAGCGGTTTGCCTTTTGGTTTGTTGTTTAGTCTTGTAAATGGAATACCTATTGCTTCTGCTCTATCTTCTTCAAGAGTTCTTTTTGATATTCCTAATATCTTAGCAGCTTCTTCTGTATCAAGTACAATTTTGCCAGTTTGCTGAGCAATAATAGCTGCTAATATTTTTGAATCTTCTAGCTTACTCATTTCATTTCTTCCTCTTCTTCCTAAAAATTTTTTTTGCCATTATAGTATTGTAAATATCTTCTGCACATCGGTAATGAGTAACAAGGTCGTTGTCTCTTCTGTCTTCGTGTTTTTGATAGTATCCTTGTAAAGAAACGAAATCTATCTCATTAAAATCTAGATATCCCTTTTCATCAAAAATTCTCAAAACTTCAATACATAAAAAAGATGGAATCCAGCCCTGACCCAACTTGAAGTATTTTTTTACTGTATCACCAATAGTTTTATAGTAATCACGAAAAGGAGGGTTTGCGCTAAGTATATTTGAAATATCAGAATAGGTATTATTCTTTTCTTCAATAATATTTTTAATTTTATGAACGGATTCTGCAACAATATCTTCTTCCATAACACAAACTCTACCTTTACCTTCTTCTGTTAACTTTTGCGCTTGTACAAGCTGAAAATGAAAATATGCTTGCACTAATCTATATTTATAAGTTCTTATGTCGTATATGAAGGCGTTCACGGAATCTCCTTTTTTATGTTATATTTTAACTTTTCTAATTTCTTTTGATAATTTTATGACTTGTAAAGCCGTTTCTTTTAACCTTTCATTGACATGAGCATACTTTTGATTTAGTCTTACAAGCTCATCTCTTGAAACAAGCATCAGATTATCTAATCTTGTATTGAGTGTATTTTTATCTTTAAAAATCACGCAGTTACCCTTTTGTACTTTGCCATGCTTATGTTCATAAATATACACATGAAGCATTTGCCACTTATTTGGTTCTTCAATTTTAATATGCATATATAAACTACCATTTTTATCTCTTCTTGTTGAAATACTTCCAACTTTTTTTGTTTGCATAGGTCTATTTCCAAAGTTAAACGATGTTTTATTTGCTTTCATCAGCCCCTTTGTACCTTTATTTGCAGGAATACTTCCTTTTTTAAAGCAACCATTATTAGGACAAACAAGACCTATTTTTACGCATTTTTGACCCAATGCTTTATGACTTATTTCTGTTTTAAACTTACTATTAAAAAGTTCTGCAAGTTCTTTTCTAGGAGTTGCTTCATGTTTTCTTAAAAAATCTTCATGTTCTTTTAAATATTTCATAGTTAGTCCTGGTATAAACTCTTACCAGCTGGAAATTTTTTTTTATATTGAAGCATCTCAGCTTTTAAAGATAAGTCTGCAATCCTTATAATTTTATCGGCTAAGTCACACACCACATTTGCTTTTTTAATCTCTGCACTCATATCTGTGCCATCATCTGGGTCAGCTATCTTTTCCAACTGTTCAAAGAGGAAGTCGTTTAACTTTTTAAAGCTATCATTTTTCTTTTCTTTTATTTCTTCAACTTCTTGTATGTTGCCTTGAGATGATAGTTTCTTTTCAGTAAAGAGACTCTGCAACTCTGTTGGTAAATCTGATAATTTAACTATATTTGTAATATATGTTTGTTCTTTGTGTCGGATGTAACCATTTTTATCTATAACAACACCTTTTGCAAGTATGCTTACCTTAGAAGGAATTACCTCAAAGGTACCATTTACTGCTGCTGCTTTTTCAAAAAGTTCATAACTCATTTAAATCTCCTCAATAGTTATCTTGTATGTTTTACCTATTTTAAAAGTACGCTTACCAC